TATAGGGAGTTTGCTGCTATGACAGGCTTTAGTGTTATTTGTTGTATGTTCATCATATTGGCTGGAGTGGCATTTATTGCTGACATCTTTGACTGTTCTGAAGGAGACAATGTGAAAGCTGTAAAATACTCTGTGGGGATTCTCGCCACTGTTGCCCTTTGTGTTGCTGTCATCTTGGGTTATTTTCCTTAGGAGTGTAAAATGTATGCATATATTCTTGTGGCATTTCTTCAAACAAACCCTTATCCTGTTGTAGCCTTCCTCGATCAATTCACAACAAAGAAAGAGTGTATGGCTGCTGTAGAGGAGTTTAAGCCCAATGTGCCGAAAGAGAAACAAGATGATTTGATGTGTATTCAAATTGTGTTGCAGGACAAGGTGAGGGATATTTAAGTGGTAACAATTAGAGATAAAATTGAAACATCTCTTGTGCAATATTTAGAAAAGCCTTACAGAACATGGCCGAGCAAAGTGTATTTAGGCGAGGAAGAGTGTTTGGAATTGGATAAGTTTTACGGTGGAATAATGCAAGAGATATTTCACATTGAAATTATTATGGTGTTGAAGAGAAACTATTTGGAAATGGGAGATTAAATGAACAAACAACAAATTATTAGTGCTGTACAATCGATGATTGACCAAGGCCGACAGGTCATCAGTGTTCGACATGAAATTGTGGCAGAATTTAAACGAATTAAAAAGGAAGCAGATGAATGTGGTGCTCTGGAAGCGGAGTATATCTATCACAATCTGAAAGAAAAAGAACGGGAAGCTCTGCGGACAGCCGTGCGTAATCAGAAAGCTCTGAAGATTATTCTGAAGGAATTGCAAAATTCCGATGTGAGTTTCTGATGAGTAGAGATGGTGATATTGTCTGGTCAACAGACGGAGAATCTTACAATCACGATACAATGTATGAGGCTCTGGAAGCACAATTTTCATACATTAATGGTGAATATATTCCTGCACAAGTAGGTGATACGCTGTATTATGGCACTGCTGTAGCTCTTGACGTAACAAAGCTTGTTGATTCAGGAGACATCATTGAAATGCTCGGTGAGCGTGCTTGGGACTTTGCGGGGGAATGGGCAGAAGATTTCCCAGATGTTTCTAAAGAAGAACGTAATGAGTTGGATGATTTTCTCAAGAGTTGGTTTGAAAAATATTGCAAACCTACATTCTACAGTGTGAAAGATATCAAAGAATACACCATTACTGAGGAAGATATTCGGGAGTTGAACGATGAAAATATTCTTCAAGAGTAAAGACGGTGGCTCTGAGTCTAACGTCACAGGATATTGGCTCTTTGAGGCTAAATCTCTGTTCTCTATTGTGTTGCTGCGATTTGATAAGGGGAGCAGAGAAGCTTTTCACAATCATGCGTTTAATGCTGTGTCATGGGTGTTGAGTGGTGGTTTGGTAGAAGTAGTCAAAGATGATATGAATTATGATGTAACAACTTTTAAACCTTCTTTGAAGCCTGTCTACACCACTCGTGAGCGTATGCACAAAGTGTTTGGTGTAGCGGAGAAAACATGGGTGTTAAGCTTCCGTGGCAGATGGAGCAAGACATGGAAAGAGTATTTGCCAAACGAAGAGAAAGAAATTACACTGTCGAGTGGAAGGGTTATAATTAATGATTAAATCAATTTGGAGCACTCCAGAAGCGGAAGCTTGGGCGAGGAACTTCCGATATGAGGATTATTTGAGGATTCATGAAACTATGTGTCTAAGTGCTAACCCTGTGAGTGAGCAGATGTACAGGGAATTGTGCTTTGTGTTTGAACAAGAGATGTGCAGAGATATTGGGGGATAGTAATGGGAGGCGCAGCACTCAAGAATTGCACAACACGACGATATCAGGCAGAAGAATACCATCAGCTTGAGCAGGAAGTGCTTGATATCATCTCAAACAATTTTCCTTTTGATTCTGTATCCACTATCAAAGCATATACCTTGAAAGAGTCATTTGGTGACATGGATGTTCTGGCTTGCACTGATAAATATGACCCTTGCAACATTGAGGACAAACTAATCCGATTGTTCAACACAAAGGAAGTTGTCAAAAACGGTAACGTTGTTTCTTTTGAATACAAACAATTTCAAATTGATCTAATTTTAACTAGGCCAGCGGATTATGTGAGTTCTCAGCAGTATTTTGCCTACAATGACTTGGGCAACCTCATTGGTCGTGTAGCTCACTCCATGGGACTCAAGTTAGGGCATGACGGCCTGACATACAAATTCTATGCAGACAAGACACAAGTGTTCCGTGAAATCACTCTGTTGAAAGATTGGGAGCAGATTCTTCCTGTGCTTGGCTACGACTTTAGCCGCTATCAACAAGGCTTCGATGCACTGGAAGATATTTTCAAGTTTGTCGTTTCAAGTTCGTTCTTCAACAAAAGTATTTATGCTCTGGAGAATCGTAATCATGCTGCTAGAACAAGGGATGCCAAGAGGAAGACGTACACAAGTTTCTTGGAGTGGATTGAACACTATGAAGAGACAAACACACAAAATGCACAAAAATATCGCGGTGGTACTGATAAATCTGGTTGGTTGCCTTATTTGTTTGAAAAGATTCCAACATTCAAAGAACAATACGAACAGGCTCAAGCAGACTTAGCTTATCATCAGGAGTTCAAAAGGCGTTATAATGGTGAGCTTGTAGCAGGCTGGACAGGCTTACAAGGTAAAGAGCTTGGTGCATTTATGTCTTACGTCAAGCAGGAGAAAACTGAGGAACGTCTTAAGAAAGATATTGTAACGCTCAATCCTGTGTTAGTGGAAAGGATGGTGAAATATTACTTTGAAAAGTGGAAAGAAACTACCGGAATTTAAATACGGCAAAAATCCTTGCCCTTTTCGTGGCTGTGGCTCTAGTGATGGATTCCATTGGTACGGAGAGGGGCAAGGAGGTTATTGCTACTCGTGTAACAAAAGTATTCTGTCAGATGCACGAAAGGCAGAGCTTGGTGTAGACGAAGAAGAAATTGAAGAGGAGGATGTAGTGACTCGTGATGCTATCACAAAAGAAGAAAATGAACGGCTCAAAAGCCACACAGGAATGGATGCAAAAGGGTGGAGAGGTTTAAAGAAAGAAACTAATACATTCTTCGGGGTTCGTTATCAGTATGATCAAGAAACCGGACAACCTGTAAAGCAATACGTTCCAACAACAATCAATGGAGAACTTGTAGGATATCGGACACGAGTGTTTCCTAAAGACTTCTCTCAACCAATTGGACAGGTTGGCAAAGAATGCGACATGGTTTTCCAATTCCGATTCAAAACCCACACTGGAACTTGCATCATCTCCGCTGGAGAAACTAAGGCAATGTCCACGTATCAAATGCTGTACGATAATCAATCAAGCCGTGGCAAGCTAGATTATGAAACAACAGCAGTGGTATGCTCCACTTTAGGGGAAGGTGCAGTACACAAACAAGTTCAAGCACAATACGAATTCTTCAATCAGTTTAAGAAGATTATTGTTTGTATGGACGAGGACGAAGCAGGGCAGAAGGCTATCGAGAACATCATCAAAGTGTTGCCTAAGGGTAAGGCTTGGGTGATGCGTATGCGTTACAAAGATGCAGATGTATATGTAGAGAAGGGGAAGCAACAAGAGTTTATTCAAGATTTCCTGAAAGCTAAGAAGTATGTCCCGCATGGCATTACAGCCTCAACGGACATTACAGACAAGATGAAGGAGTTTCTGAGTAAGCCACGCCTGACACTTCCACCTTATTTGCACAAGCTACAAAAGAAGCTTCGTGGTGGCCTTCCTGTCTGTATCTTCAATATTCTATCGGCCAGCGGAACCGGAAAATCGACTCACGTAGATGCAATGACCCTTCACTGGATCATGAATGCCGATAAGAAAGTTGGCATCATTCCTATGGAGACATGTGAGGGAGAGTATGGTGTAAATCTTCTTTCTGCATTCTCGGAAGTGAAGATGAATCTGTTTGAAACTGTAGATGAACGCTTGCAATTCATTGAGAATGAGGATATACTAGAGTTGCAGCAGCAATTGTTCTATGATGCTGACGGCAATCCACGCTTCTACATTCTAGACGCTGAAGCCGAAACCCTACAGGAACGTGTAGAATACCTCATTGTTAGTCTTGAGTGCAAAATCATCATCATTGACCCTATCCAAGATGTCTTTGACATGCTTGGGGAAGATGAGCAAGCTAAATTCATGGGTTGGATGAAGGGTTGGATGAAGAAGGGTATCACTTTCGTCAACGTCAACCATTCCCGTAAATCTGGACAGGGCCAGAAAGCCAATAGCAAGGGCGCAGAGCTTTCAGAAGAAGATATGATGGGTAGCTCCACCATCTTCAAATCAGGAGGCGTAAACCTCATCCTGATGCGAAATAAAGATGCTGAGACAGAGGAAGAAAGAAACACCACTACCATGAAGCTTTCCAAAGCTCGTGGGGTTGGTGACACAGGTTTCGTAGGGAAGTATTACTACGAAATGGAAAAACATAAGCTGTGGGATTTGGATGATTGGTATGAGAAGAACGCCCCATCTCATATTTAAATAAGGAGAACGAATGAACGGTTGGTGCATAGACGCGGAAGCAAATAATTTATATTTACAAGCTTCAAAAATTTGGTATATCCGCTTCAAAACTCTTGACGGTTCTCGTTCTCTGAAAGTTTACCCATTCCGAGAAACTAAAGAAGAAACTTACACAAAAGTAATGGAGTGGGTGAACAGTTTTGAAGATGGAGTTTTAGTAGTGTCTTTCAACGGACTAGGTTACGATCATTTTCTTCTGTGGAAATTATTGGGCTTGAAGCCACGAGTAGGGAAGAAAGGTAAGGATTGGATTGAAGATAAGCAAGTACAGTTTTATGACTGCTATGTTTGTTCTCAGTACCTCTCCCCTGACTCTCCTTTTCACTCTCTTGAATATTTATCTCGTGGCACTGAAAACGAGAAGATGGCTTATCGTGAGAAACTAATTGAGCTTGGTGTTATGAAAAAGGATGATCCGAAAGGATTTGAATTCTCTTTCTATCATCCTTTGATGGATCAGTATTGTGATGAAGACGTAGATGCGACTATTGGAGTGTTCAATCGCCAGTGGCAAAAGGCTGTAGAAATGTACGGAGTGGATAATTGGATTCATGCAAGTTTCCGTCAGATGCAGAAGGATTACTTTTTGTACTCTGCACAAGCGTACTCTGGTGCTCCATTTCATCAGGAACGGGCTAAGAAGCTTGTAAAGCACGTTGAACTTGAGATGGCTAAACTGAAGGCTGAAGTTGATCCTAAGCTTCCTTCACGGCCTTTAAAGACTGCGGAGCAAGCTTTCTACAAGATGCCAGCAAAACCATATTCTAAAAACGGAGAACAAAGTGCTGCGTTAAAGAAATGGCTTGAGAAACATAAAGCAACGTTGGATGCAGAAGGATTCATTCATGCCTACGGACTAAAACAGAAGTTAGTTGCAAATGATATTCTGGATATTAAGCTTCCGATGGAGATTGAAGATAATGCAGAATTGAAAGACTGGTTCATTACTGCCGGGTGGGTTGCTGCTGATGGTTTCTGGAACTTTAAGAAAGACCCTAATACGGGCAAACCAATGCGTGATCAAGCCACAGGTCAGCTTATCAAAACTACTCCAAAGATTCAGCATCAAGGACAAATTTGTCCTAACCTATTGAAGTTGGAAGGTGAGATTCCAAGTAAGGTAGTTAAGTTTCTCTCGTATCGTAATCGGCTTGGCGTGGTAACAGGATGGCTTAACAATTGGCGAATGGGGTTTGATGGTAGACTGAGCGCAGAAATTAGCGGGTATGCCCCTACCTCTCGTGTAAAACACCGTACTCTGGTTAATTGTCCAAAGGCATCTGATAACGTTCTACTTGGTGCGGAGATGCGAGATTTGTTCTATGCCCCTGAAGGGTATTGGTATATTGGTACAGACGCAGCAGCACTTGAAAATAGAACACTTTCACATCACACGTACAAGTATGACAATGGTGCTTTTGCAAAGATGCAGCTTGAGGGTGATCCGCACAGTTTTAATGCTTTTGCTTTCTTCCCAAGTTTATGTAAACAGTTTGATATTAATAATCCTGAGAACAAGGAAGATCATAAGTTCAAACCATGGCGAAACAAGGCAAAAACTGGTGCTTACCTACTAGCATTCGGTGGTGGTGCTCCGAAACTGGCAAGTAGTTTAGGTTTATCCAAGGCTGAAGGTAAACGTGCTTATGATAACTATTGGGAGAAAAACGTAGGACTAGGTAAGCTTAAAGAAGCAGCAGAGAAGTACTACACAACTACGGGTAAGAATAAGTATATTCCGGGTATCGACGGACGTATGATCTCTGTACGAGGCAAGAATGTTTTACTATCTTGCTTGGGGCAAGGTACAGGTGCGGTAGCTATGTCTTATGCAGCCTGCTTTATGGACGCTTGGTTAGGGGAAATGTACTTAGATGAATTTGGACGGCCCTACTACAAATACAAAGGACAAAAACTGATTCGGATATCCATGGTTCATGATGAGTATTCTTGGTTGGTTGAAGATGGAATTCAAGAGGATATTAGGTTGATGACTGAAAAAGCTATTGTAGAAGCTGGAAAATATTTGAAGCTTGCTCTCCCACTTGCAGCCGAAGGTAAGATGAGTTATCAAGGGTCTTGGAAAGATGTCCATTAATTTGACAATTACCATATGGCATAGTATTATTAAGTTTTTATAAGGAAGATTACTATGTCATTACCAAAACCAGTTAAAGTAGGAAGTGAATATAATGGAATTACAATTGCAAGAGAAATTGAATCACACACACAATCTAATGGGCGTAAACGTAGAAAAGTAGAAGTTATCTGTCATTGTGGAACTTTGTTTGATACCATGCTAGAGAATTTATACGCAGGTTACACAAAAAGTTGTGGATGTAATCATATAGAACATGGTATGAGCAAAACAAAATTTAAATTTGTTCACACCAACATGAAAGCACGGTGTGACAATCCGCAGCACCCTCAGTATAAAGATTATGGTGGTAGAGGGATTACTTATGATCCACGTTGGTCTTCATTCAAGAAATTCATTGAGGATATGTATGAAGGATATGAAGAGGGTTTAACACTTGATCGCAAAGATGTTGATGGCGACTATAGTAAAGATAATTGTCGTTGGGCTGGTATGAGTATTCAAGGCCATAACAAAAGAAAGAAAGAGGATTGTTTATTTGAGTATAAGGGTATTCGCTATAATTTGAATAAAACAAGATATGTTGCAGCAATCAAGAATCATTATATTTCTACGTTTGATAGAATAGAAGATGCTGCAAAAGCTTATGACAATGCCTCAGAAATACTTTTCAATGATCGTCCTAACCAAACACTTAATGACGACCCTGAAATATTTGAAATGGTTAGAAAGAAACTTATCTCGATTGAACTAACTAAGGAAACTAAATGAAAGTAAAAGAACTTATTGAACTACTGCAACAGTGTGATGAAGACCTAGAAGTGTATGCCTTCACCGATCATGGACAGTGGATGGAGCGAGTAATGTCACCGTCTGTTGTTTACTTTGACCCAAGAGAAGCTGATACATACTTTACCGATGAAGAAGAGGCACTTGAAAATGGATACAGACAAAAAGCAATTCTACTCTGACACAGACGACGACTATGTTTACACAGGGCATGGACGATACCCCTACCAGTACATCCCTCGTAAATTCTTAGATGAACAAAATGACGAATCCTCCGCATAATCACAATCTAACAACCTTCGATCAAGCTCTACAACAGTATGGTGTAGCTTGTTGGGCATACTACAATGCTGTGTCTAGTTACAAACTATCTCATGCTGTTGCAGAATACAGACAAGAGATGTTGACACAGCGTGAAAATCTGCTACAATACGTTATGGACAATTTCATCAGGAAACCACAATGAGTAAGATGTTACATTTTCAGGAGAACAAACAAGGCAAGGATTACGTTGCAGGGGATGTCCATGGTTGCTTCCGCAAGCTTGAGAAGGAACTGAAAGAGATTGGCTTTGATGAAGCCGTTGACAGGCTGTTTGTTGTAGGTGACTTGGTAGACCGTGGCCCGAACAGTGAAGAAGTTCTTTATTGGCTTGCAAAGCCTTGGTTTCACTCTGTAC